GTCACACCACCCAGCCGGTGGGTCAAGATCGTCGCTATCGTGGCGTTGGTCGCGATGTTGGTTGGTGTGGTTTGGTATGGAGCTTAAGGTCGGTATGATAACCGATCGCGGTTCCTTCGCCAGGATCGAGTTGTCCGATGGCGGGCGGGATTACTTCTATCTTGATTTGCTTAAGCCATTTCATTCATGAGCGACTATGAGCTAGATGATTATTGCGATCTGCTAGCGCAGGCTGGCCACGAGTTGGAGGATCAGCTTGTCCGGGAGAATTGCCGGGAGAGTTTATATGAGTTTGTTAAGGAGTTTTGGCCTATTGTTGAGCCGGGGCGCCCTTTTGTACCAGGGTGGCATTTGGAGTGGATGTGTCGTGAATTAGAAGCAATAAGTCGAGGAGATACTTTACGTCTCCTAATTAATGTGCCACCAGGGGCTATGAAAGAAATTTGTGTAAATGAACTGGTATTGACCAGCAGAGGCCGCATTCGCTTGGGAGATGTGCGTGTTGGAGATAAAATTCTCACTCATAAGGGTCGCTTTCGGAGCGTAGAGGCGGTTCATGAAAAGGGACAACAACAAACTTATATTATAACGACAGATCACGGTAGAAAAATACAACCGGAGATCAGACATCCATTTTTAACCCCAGGGGGGTGGGTAGAAGCCAGACATCTTAAGGTTGGTGATATTTTAGGCGCGGTCTGTCCGGTAAACGATGAATATACAAATCAAATCACCCCAGAGGAGGCGCGGCTTCTTGGATATTTTGTCGGAGATGGATCGGTAAGTCATGCTCCTGGGTTTACTAACGCTGACGAAGAAATCCTTCAGGATTTTGAATTTTGCGCTGCTTCCGTTGGCATGATAACAACGCGTCAAGCGACGACGCCTTCTGGCCTCGCGCGCAATTCTATCGCAACAAAGATAGGGATTAAAAAGGGAAGGGAATGGTTAACCAGATTTGGTTTGCTTGGCCTTACCAGCTACGAACAACATATACCAGATGCCGTTATTAACTCTGGCAATGAGATTTTGGAAAACTTTCTCGGAGCGTACTGGTCGTGTGATGGCACAATAGTTGTGCGTCATAAACGAGAGCGTGGCGATACTCATCTGGCTTCGGCTACAAGCGTTAGTAGACGCTTAGCTTATGATGTTCAACATGCATTATTACGTCTTGGGATAGACGCTCGCATCCGCGAGCGAGTTCGTGATATTCCGAGTAAACGCCAGGGGACAAGTGATTATAGATATTGGGTTATATTATCTCAAAGTCATGAAGATGTTGTAAAATTTCGTCGTCTTAAGGGTCTTTGCACGATAAAAAGAGGTAAACTTGATGAACTGACATTCCAGAAGTTCGCCAGCGGCCCTCTATTTGAGGATGAGATAATATCTATTGAAGATGGCGGGATGGCAGAGTGTCGGTGTCTTACAGTTGAGGAAGATCATAGTTTTGCTCCGGCCGATTTGGCGGTTCATAATAGTTTAATGTTGGTATTCTGGACTCTTTGGGAATGGGGGCCTAAGGGCAATACATCACTTAGGTACTTATGTGCGTCATATACACAAACACTAACCATCCGTGATAATCGCCGTCGCAAAGCGATTATGAGGGACCCAAAATATATGCGGCTATTTCCTCACGTCAGGATAGACCAAAATAGAACATCTGATGAAAATTTTGGGAACACAAATACAGGTTGGTGCATTGCAACTTCTACGGGAGGGGTCGGTACGGGGGAGCGCGCGGACCGTGTGATATGTGACGATTTGCACAGTGTCTCAACCGCAGAATCAGATGCAATTAGAGGTCAAACACTTCATTGGTGGCGCGAGGTTGTGCCGACGCGCGTTAACGATCCTCAGAAAAGTGCTTTTGTTGTTGTTATGCAGAGGGTTCATGAGGATGACGTTGCTGGAGACATATTAGAAAATCGTGGCCCGGAATGGATACACGTTTGTCTGCCGATGTATTACGAGCCGGACCGTCACTGTGTAACGGACAATGGCGAGGACCCAAGGACAGAGGCGGGCGAGCTATACTGGCCTGAGCGTTTTCCCTTATGGACCGTAGAACGTGACTCTATTCCATTAGGTCGCTATGGCGTCGCCGCTCAATTCCAACAAATGCCAGCCCCACGCGGTGGTGGCATTGTCTTACGCGAGAACTGGCAACTCTGGCCACCGAATGATGAGATGGATCGTTGGGTAAAATTCGAGGAAGGGTTACCGCCGATTATCCATTATCCGCCATCTGATTTCATCATGGCATACGAAGATACCGCGTTCACCCAGAAAGACGAAAACGCCTATTGTGCATTGATCGTATTCGCCGTGTTCGCTGATACCGCTGGACGTCCTCGTGTCATAATGCGGCGAGCGTGGCGAGACAAGCCAACGTTGCGTGAACTTACTATTAAGACACTTGATATATGCAGGCAACATAAGGTAGACGTATTGGTAATCGAAAACAAAGCTGGCGCTGAATGGGTTAAACAGGAAATGCAACGGCAAATGCGATCTGGCGAGTTCAGTATAATATTAGATGAGCCGCGCGGCGACAAAGTTGCGCGGCTGCATTCCGTTGCGCCATTGTTTGAAGACAAGATGATATTCGCTCCAGATAAAGACTGGGCGGAAATGGTAATCACCGAGGTATCCAATTTCCCCAAAGGACGGTTCGCGGATTTGTGCGACTGCACATCAGGCGCCCTTGGCTACCTCCGTCGCAACGACCTGATTAAGCTAAGCGTTGAATACGACGAAGACGAACGCGAGGCTCGGAGGTTTAAGGGGAATGATGGCGGCGTGGCAAAGATGTATGAGGTGTGATGATGTCCAGAGAACATGACGCGGCGTTGGCGGCATATCGAACAATACACCCGGACGGTCCGGCGTTTTCGACGTTAAGTAAAGAATACTATCTACGCATCATCTTATTACCATGAGATATTAGAGGCGCTATGTGAGAAGTATAAGTTCTATATGGTTGAATTACCGTCCGAGATTTTCACTAATAAATGGGTTTGGTGCATGGCTGGCAAGGATGGCTTTGTTTGGTCCGCGCCGAGTGATTAAATGCCAACCAAGCAGCAAATCTTCGCCGCCTTGGAGCAACTCCCGCCGAAACTTCGGCATGAGATTAACTTCTCGTCTCTGACATTTGATGCGTGCCACGTATTGCAGGCGTATAGATACAAAAGTGACGTTGATTGGCTCGTGCGATCCATCCGCGCGGGGGAAGCCATGGACACGGTCGAGTTCAACCGGCGCTACCAGCTACGCTACGGTCATCCTTGGCCAGCACACGCGGCCGGAACGACGCCGTTGCTGTATCAGCCGTCCAAGGGTGTGCGGGCGTATAAGAGACGCGGAGGGTCGGCTAAGCTAAGGGCGGCATGGGCGGCGAGTGAGGGGTTGCTACCGGCATAACGCTATGTTATTAAGAGTAATCCGGTCCAGCGTCTGGGCACCTATAGTGATGTTTACGTTGGTCGTGTATGCCCCTGGACACCTCCTACCGTCATCCTGGCCCGCCTGAGACCCAACCTTACACTACGGGATGGACGGGCGCGCTTCCGGATGATCCGGAGATTGTCCCTGGTTCTACCGTGGTAGAGGTGGACGATGATGGCAACGTTACCATCAAAGCGCACGAACCGGATAAGCCGACGCCCAGCACTGAGTTCAACCAGAACCTCGCTGAGCTTCCCGAATTATATTCCAGCCTTACGGTCATAGCCGAAGACCTTTTGGATGGCATAGATAGCGATCTGTCCTCACGGTCTGGCTGGGTTGGAAATTACACAGAGGGGCTGGATTTACTAGGTCTGAAGATTGATTCTGGCGCCGATGCGACTAAGGGAACCAAACGTAACACCTCGCGGGTGCGCGATACCACCCTCTTGGAAACCATAGTTAAGGCGCAATCCCAGGCCAGAGGTGAATTAATTCCAGCGTCGGGACCGGCCAAAGTAACTGTAGTTCCTGATGCCACTCCAAACGATGAGCAGTTAGCGTCGGACTTTGAGAGTGATTTTAATCTGGCGCTTACCAAGGGTATGCCAGAGTATGTTCCTGATCTGGATCGTGGTCTGTTTAGTTTCTTCTACGGTGGAAACATGTTTAGGCACGGTTTCCACGATCCTGTTTCGGGCCGTCCTATGGTTGGAACGTATCCTACGGAAGACCTGATTGTTTCCGAGGAAGCGACTAACTTAGATACAGCAACGCGCGTAACCATGCGGACTCCCGCGATGTCTCCCGGCGAGGTGCGTCGCCGGATGCATTATGGGATTTGGCGTGATGTGGAGTTGCATGCTTCGCCAGCAGAGGAAACCGCTGAGAAGCAAAAACTATCGGACATCGCTGGCGTTCGTAATATGTCCACGCGTCCAAAAGATCAACCGTACACCATATATACGACGATTACCAATCTTGACCTTTCCATGTATGGGTTCGATGAGAAGGACGCGCCGGTCGGATTGGAGTTACCTTATCGCGTGACCATGGAGAAGTATTCGCGCACTATATTGCGCATGGAGCGCTACTGGAAAGAGGGTGATAAATTTTACGCTCGCAAGAGAAGAATTATCCATTACACTATGGTTCCTGGGTTTGGTTTTCTGGCATATGGATTTTTGCATCTCCAGGGCAATCAGGTTAAGGCCCTGACAGCCATAGTCAGGCTTTTAATTGATGCTATGATGTTCGCCAATTTCCCTGGCGGAGCGAAGGCCAAGGGCGCGCGAACTGAAACCAATGAGCTAAATCCTGGTCCAGGCGAATGGGTGGATATTGGCGTCCCTGGCGGGATGGACGACATAAGGAAAGTCCTTATGGCGTTCCCATACAAGGACCTATCACCCGTCGCTATTCAGTTTTATAACTTGCTCCAGCAGGCCGCGACGCGTGTTGGTGCGGCTGCGATGATGGAGGTTGGCGAAGGCCGGGCCAACATCCCTGTTGGCACGATCATGGCGATGTTGGAAGAGAAATCCATTGTCATGAGTGCAATACACAAGCGTATGCATCAGGCGATGTCGCAAGAGTTGTCCATGATTCGGGAACTTTTCGCTGAGCGGCCCGAGACGTTGGTGCAGGTTTGTCCCAATCCATCGCGGCAATGGGCGGTTGCCGCTGAGTTCGAAAACCTCAATCTGGTTCCGGCCAGCGATCCGAATGTGCCATCTCAGGTGCATCGTATTATGTTGGCTACGGCTTTGGCTACCTTACTCCAGATGCCAGCGGTTCAGCCGTTGTTGGATGTGGTGGACGTGCTAAAGCGTATTCTACGTATGATTGGAATATCTGACGTGGATAATGTAGTTAAAGAGCCACAACCACAAGGGCCTCCGCCACCTGATCCGGCAGTGGTTGCCGCACAGGCGGCTCTGGAAGCTAAGCAAGTGGACGCGCAATCCAAGAAAGAAGATAACCAGCGTAAGGCGGCAGAATCTGCGGTGGAAGCCGATCAAAAGTCTAAGCAGATGACGCAGGACGCGCAGAATACCGCGTTGGATAATGCTTCGAAAGAGCGTATCGCGCAGATACGCGAACAGACAGAGCGCGTTAAGTTAGACGCTGAACAATCCAAGGTAAACGCCACCCTTGGCCATGAGCAGGATAAGACCGCGCTGGATCATTTGGATAAGGCGGCGGCCCGAGACCAGACGCAGCAGATGGGTATGCAGGCGGCGCAACCCAGAACATTTGGGCCACAGGAGTTCTAAATGGCACACGCTTACGCAGAGACCCATAAAGAAAAGCAGGAACGTGCTCACGATATGGTCAGTCGCACGGGGCATAAGTCGCCTGTGACCAAGGCATGGGATGAGAAACAGGACCACGAGGATATTGCTCGCGGTGTGCATAAGCACGAATCAGCGTTGCACCCCGGCAAACCTAAGACAAAACTAAAATTTGGCGGTCATGTTGAGGGTAAAGAAGGGCGGCATCACCTGGCGAAGCGGGCTCGCGGCGGACACGCTGGCGGGGGCAAAAAGGGCACACACGTCAATGTGGTTGTTGCACCGCAAGGTGGCGGCGCGGGTGGTCCTCCAGGTGGTGGCATGATGCCATCCGCTGCCCCGCCGCCGCGTCCAATGCCGCCGCCGCAAGTCGCTCCGCCGCCGCGTCCACCGATGCCTCCAGGCGGAGGAATGGCACCTCCTGGTATGATGCCGCCTGGGGGTAGACCTCCGGGCATGATGCAGCGCGGCGGTGGAATTAAAAAGACATCGGCTGTTGGTGTGCCGTCAGAGAGTTTGATGCAAGCCAATCGTGGTGGCAAAGCACGCCACGCGTCTGGTGGATCAGCGGAAGATTGCCCCGACGAGCGCCAGCGCGGTGGACGCGCGCATCGCGATATGGGTGGTCCCATGCCGCAGGGCGGACAACAGCCCACACCACAACAGATTCAGCAAATGATGGCGATGCGTCAACAGCAGGGCGCGGGTGCTGGCGGACAACCGGGCATGGGTGGTCAAGGCCCTACGCCGCAGCAAATGCAGATGATGCAGGCGCGTCGTCAGCAGATGATGCAGCAACAGGGCGGTCAGCCTCCGCCCCCGGGAATGCAACCGCAGAAGCGTGGCGGTCGTACGGAGAAACGCGCTGAAGGTGGGAAGACCGTCCACATGGACGCTGGAGCCGGTGGTGGTGAAGGTCGCCGTGAGAAGACGCATGAATATGGCGAGGGTGGGTTTAAGCCTGAGTTGATGATGCGGGATCGGAAGACGGGGCGGTTCCTGGGAGGCAGTGTGTGAGCACGCCGGATGAAAGATTAGCTCTGGTCTTTGGTGCAGGGCCAGGGACTAGGAAGGCGATGAACTCTTGGATTGTGAGCTTCTAGAGTGACACCCGATGCTGTAGCCGAAACCGCCAGGATTGGCGCCAGGATTATCAAGGATCAGACCATAGCGAGCGATACGCTATGGAATCTGCTTGTTGACATGCTGAATGTCTTGCCGCCGCAGATGACTTCGTCCTCGGGTGGATACGCTCCTGGCAATAAGCCGTTCGTATTATTGCTATCCGATGATTACGACGCTCCGGTAGACGCTATCAATGCCTGGATGAACCAGTTGCTGGATTATATCCGGGATAATCCTGGAGACATGCTTTGGTGGCACGGCAGGCCCATGGTTCGTGGCGACGTGGATTGCGTGGTTAACGCGCCTCGCTGGCGGGTGTG